AAGCCTTGGGCGAAAAGGGCATTGATCTCAATTTACTCGCCGAGAAACTCAAAGAAGAATTAGATGCGACTCATGTTCGATGCTTTAAGCCGAAGAATGAGGACATTGCTTATTCAAGGGAATTGGTTGACTGGCCTACCCGGCAGAAGGCCCGGCAGGATGCACATCAGTTATTGAATCACTATCCTGCGAAGAGGCATGAAGTGAGGGGGAAAAATGGGGGGCCGGTTGAAATCCGCATTATCGATGAGTTCCCCGAGAAAGAGAAGGATGGAGATACCCCATAAATACATTGCCCGGGACTATCAGCGATCGTTTTATAATTGTCTGAAGAAGGGGTTTAAGCGGGCGGTTGCTATCTGGCATCGGCGGGCGGGGAAGGACAAGACGGCCTTTAATTTGATGGTTAAGGAAATGCTCAAGCGCGTAGGGGTATATTACTATTTCTTTCCGACCTTTGCTGAGGGCAGGCGTATTTTGTGGGATGGTATCGGTCGTGATGGAATGCCGTTTCTTGATCATTTCCCCGAAGAGATTATTACCGATAAGAATAGTACAGAGATGAAGATCAGGATTGGCAATGGCAGCTTGTTTCAGATCATAGGGACGGATAAGTTTGACCGGGTGCGCGGCCCGAATCCGATAGGCTGCATCTTTTCTGAATATTCACAGCAGGACCCCCGGGCGTGGGATGTGATAAGGCCGATCCTTGCAGAGAATGAAGGGTGGGCTTTATTTTTGTATACTCCAATGGGCAAGAATCACGGATATGATCTCTATGAAATGGCAAAAAAGAATCCTTCGTGGTGGCATCAGTTATTGACGGTTGCCGACACAAAACGCGATGACGGCAGCCCCGTTATTTCAATCGAAGCGATAGAAGAAGAGCGAATGGCCGGCATGTCCGAGGACATGATCAGACAAGAGTTTTATTGTTCATTTGAGTATGGCGTTGAGGGTTCATATTATGGCCGGTTGATGTCGGAAGCCAAACAAGAAGGGAGGATAGGGGTAGTTCCTTACGACAGGGCGGTGCCGGTACATACATCATGGGATTTGGGGATATCGGACAGCATGGTTATCTGGTGGATGCAGTTTGTCGGCCAGGAGAAACACTGGATTGATTACTATGAGGCAAGCGGGGAAGGCATCTCGCATTACATAGATATCCTTCAGAAGAGGCGGGAGGAGCGGGGGTTTGTGTATGGTGAGCACTTTGCCCCACATGACATCGAAGCCAGGGAAAAGGCAACGGGGAAATCGATGAAAGAGTATGCCTATGATCTTGGTCTTGATTTCGTCACTGTTCCAAGGACGCCAAAGATAGAGGCAGGGATAGAGGCGGTAAGGGGGGTGCTGCCCCTGTCATGGTTCGATGAGTATCATTGTGAGTCCGGCATTAAATCTTTGATGAATTACCGGAAAGAATACAACGCAAAGCACATGATGTACAGTGCCCGTCCTTTGCATGATTGGGCATCGCATGGGGCGGATGGGTTAAGGACAATATGCGAGGCAATGAAGTTAGGGCTCATCGGAGGAAAGCGCATGACGGTACAAGAAGCCCATAACCTTGAAGCACGGTATTCACCTCCACGGCAGATGTTTTGATGGCTAAAAAGAAGATCAAAAACTCAGCATCGGATTCCACCGCAACCTATACCGAATGGGCGGAGTGCTACAAGGAAGCTATCTCGATATGGGAAAAGTGGCTAGGGGAAGCGCACAAGGACATGCAGTTTTATCTCGGAGATCAATGGAGCAGTGCAACTAAGGCGTACCTGGAAGGTCAGAAGCGTTCTGTGATGGTCTTTAACAAGTGCCGTCGCGTCGTCCACTGGCTTGAAGGGTTTGAGCGCAAGAATCGGCTGTCACTCAAGATCGATCCGGTAGGGGGAAGCGATGAGAATACTGCGAGTCAGTTTTCCGATATTGTGTTATGGAACATGCAGGCATTTGACGGATATCCCATCTTGTCCACCGCATTCTCAGGGGGCCCTCTTAAAACGGGACTTAACGCGATACACCTATACATGGATTATAGCGACGATCCTGTATCTGGTGATATCAGGTATGCGAGAATGCCATACAACTCATTTCTGCTTGATCCTAACTTCTCCCTGTTCGACCTCTCCGACTGCGCCTATGTGATAAGGCGGAACTATCTAAGCAAAGATGTGACAAAGAGCCTGCTTCCCGATCAGGCGAAGACTATTGAGAAGATGAAGCCGAAGGGCAAGGATCAGCGATTTACCTTTTTGCCGTACAACAAAGACATGCTCGGGGAAGAGCGGTTCCGGTATGACGAGCTTTGGAAATACACATCAAAATCCGTCGATATCCTTATCGATACCCGCACCGGAGAGATGATGGAATGGCAAGGCAACAAGCAACAGCTTGATTTGCTGTTGATGGAGAATCCGCAGGTTCGCTCTATTACGAAGATTGGGAAAAAGGTTGAATATTCCGTCTATGTCGATGAAGTGGAGATGTACAAGGGCGCCGACCCATCGGGGCTTGAGGATGAGTATCCTATCGTGCCGCTCATCGGATTCCTTGACCCCGAATATGAGTATATGGATTGGAAGCTGCAAGGTGTTGTCCGGTGCATGAGGGATCCGCAGCGAGAGTCGAACAAACGGCGGTCGCAGTTCATCGACATGATCGAATCGCAGATCAATACGGGATGGAAAGCTGAGGAAGGATCGGTTGTCAATCCCGAGACATTGTATGGCAGTGGGCAGGGGAAAGTAACCTGGATGAAAAAGGGTTCATTGGACAAAGCCATACCGCACCAGGCCGTCGACATTCCCGCAGGGTATTTCAATGTGCTTCAGACGTTAGACAAAGACTTATTGGAGATCCCCGGTATCAATCCTGAGATGCTTGGTATGCCGGAGAATGAGAATATCAAGATAGCGGGTATCCTTGCAAAGCTCAGACAGGGGGCGGGGTTGGTGGATGTGCAGAACCTTTTTGACAACCTGCGGTATGCGAAGAAGCTCTTGGGCCGTAAGCAGGTGGAGATGATCAAGAGGAATTTCAACCCGCAAAAGGTTACGAGGATAACCGAGAAGCCGCCTACCCGTGAGTTCTTTACAAAGCAGTTTGGGAAATATGATTGCACACCCACGGAAGGGCTGCTCACCGACTCTCAGAGGCAGATGTATTACACGCAGCTTATGGCATGGAAGGAAGCGGGGGCACCGATACCATGGGAGGAGATCCTTGACGTTGCGCCTATAGAGCGCAAGGAGGATTTGAAGAAGGCGATTGCCAAACAGTCTCAAATGGACCAGCAACAGATGCAGTTGCAGATGATGACCGCACTGCTTTCACAGGGCATGATGAAATCGAAGATTGGGCTCGATATGGCGAGCGCCCAGGAGAAGAAGGCAAAGGCACTGGAACTTATTAAAGCGGCTGGTTTGAATGAGGCTAAGACAATCAATGAGATTGAGACGTCGAGCAATCAGCAGTTGATGGACATCATCGGCCTGGTGCGTGACATCATCAGGGAGGAGATGACCGGTTATCAGCCATCACAAGATAATGCGATCGATATAACCCCGAAGAGGCGGGCGATGACGAGGAGATAGAATGATAGAGCCACTAAAGTTCATTCATCCCGAATTGGATTCTCATGAGGAATTGTCGAAATTGAAGCGCAAGGTTAATGAGATTATTGAGAAGTTGAATCTTGTCGATGATCTCTTTGAGAGAGCGAAAGAGAGGGAAGATGGCAATCCAAACGGGTGAGATGCGAAATCAGCTTGCGCTTGATCTACGGCGCACGCTTGAGCATATCATCAATGAGCACAAGAAACTCGATAACTACTATGTTCTTGCCATTGCCAGACCCGGGGAGAAGCGGGTGGAGACCAAGATCGTATTGATGCTTCATAGGCCGCCTAAGTTGATCGGAACTATTTGCTGGCATGTTGACAATCGCAAGGGACAGCTTATGAGGTTATGGGTGTTGCCGTATGATTGGAAGTGGCCGGAGTTCGTAGAGGGTGAGCTGCTTGCAAACGAAAACCATCCTGAGCTTGAAAGCATAGATAAGGGCATCCTTGAATCAATGGGAGATATGCCTATTATCATGCAATAGGATAGGTGATGGTAAAGATTGTTGCGATGCTTTTTGTGTTAATAACATTATCAGGTTGTTGGGGTAGGTTCATTCCCATGTGGAGATAATGTCTATGCAAGAACATTTTGGAGATAAAGTTTATGCCTAGAGATTTTGATGTTTGCCAACGCAATGGTGGAAGAGTCCGCCGTGTTAGCGGGCCGAATAAAGACCATGGATTGATGAAAGGTGAATACGTAAACTATTGCTACATAAACGGAGAGTCTTTCCGTGGAGAGGTGAAAAAAACAAAAAGCAAGAAGAAGGGAGTTTGACATGGCTGGTGAGAAGAAAGGTGCAGGTAAGGGGCGAGGGATGCCAGGAGGAGGAAGGAGAAATCAGAACACGGAAGGATGTAAGAAGGGTGGCCCTGGTCATGGAAGAGGTGGTGGCCAAGGGAAGGGAACGGGGAGGAAGAAATGATTTGATTAGCTCATAACCCCTATACCGTTCGCGACGGTGGGGGATGGGAATAGCCAACGAAGCCTCTGACCTGCTAGCAGGGGGTCAGGGGCTTTTCTGTTGGTGACGACACGGGCACGGGCGAGTAGGGCCACCGCCGCCGGGTGGCATAGGATGAAAGGTCGCAGCCGGACCTCAAAAGTCGAAAGGAGAACAAAATGGCAAAAGAACTAGAAGATAACGTGCAAGACCAAGATCAGGATCAAAGCCAAGATACCGAGCAGGATCAGGGGCAAGATCAGGATCAGGATCAGGATCAAGATCCGCAGGATGTAATCGCAGGATTGCAAACTGCTCTTGAGGCAGAGCGGCAGAAGAGCAAGAACGCTGAGGATTTGGTTGAGCTTTATAAAGCTCAGGGTCCGCAACGTTCGCCACAGCCTCAGCAGCCACAGCAACCGGCGGTTGATCCTGCGTTTCAGGGGAAGGATGATCAGGACATAGTAACTTTTGCCGAGCTGAAAGAGATTATGGGGGTAAAGGAACGTCAGTTCGGTCAGGTAGTTACTGAGTTGGATATGGCTCAACGCAATTCCGACTATTACAAAGTCGTCAACGACCATCTCCCGAATGTTATTAAGAAAAACCCTAACTTGATTATGGCTATCAAGACGAGTCAAAACCCCTATGTACTCGCTTATGAGCTTGGGAAAACCGATCCTAAGTATAAAGAAAGTGCAAAGGGTGGTGGCAATGGTGAGGATACGGAACCCTCAAAAGATGCGGGTGCCGATGTAAAGAAAATCATCGACAATGCGTCCAAGCCGGGGTCGCCGAGCTCCGTTGCCGCAAGGCGCGGGCTTTCTCAGGTATCAATCTATCAACAGATGAGTCCTGATGATATTGAGAAAAGGATAGCTGAGATCAAGAGCAGGGAATAATTATCAGGAGGAACACATGGAGATAACCACAACTACACAGGTCGATCCCGCAGTGGCGACCTTTTACGACAGGGTATTGCTCGTTCGTGCCTTGCCAAAGCTCGTGCATGATAAATTTGCACAGCGACGCAATGTCCCAAGCAAGAGCGGTAATACCATTAAGTTCCGCCGGTATTCTTCTTTGAGTGCCGCAACTACTCCGTTGCCTGACGATGGTATCAACCCTCCAGGGCAGCAGATGTCCAAAACCGATCTCACCGCCACGGTGTCATGGTATGGCGATTATATCACTATTACCGAGATTGTGGACATGACGGTTGAGGACAAGGTTCTTACCGAAGCTGCGGAGCTTTTAGGAGAGCAGGCCGGGTTGACTGTAGATACTCTCTTGAGAGATATCCTTGTCGCCTGTGCTTCAAGCACGAACGCCAGCAATGGCGTGAATGGGCAGAGCCCGACTGAGATTGCCAAGGAAGATATCGATGGCGTGGTAAAAACCATGCTTGGAAACAACGCAACGATGATATCCAAGGTAATTACCGCTAGCTCCGGTGTCGGCACGAGTCCGGTGAGACCGGCGTTTTTTGGGATTATGCACACAGATAACATCGATGCCCTCGAGGATGTGACGGGGTATAAGAACACATCAGAATATCCCCGCCAGGAGCCGGTCATGGAAGCTGAGTGGGGAGCGACGGGAAATGTGCGGTGGCTTATGAGCACCAATGCCGACAGGACATTAGATACTCCCGACACCTATAAGAACCTGATTATCGGGGAAAACGCCTATGCGATGACCGAGATTACAGGTTCAGCATTGAAGAATATCGTTCATGCCTTTGGTTCAGGTGGGACAAGCGATCCCCTGAACAGGATTGCTACCTCCGGTTGGAGGCTGTCTTTCGTAGCGCGGATATTGAACGACAGCTTTATCCATCGGCTGGTGACAACCAACAAGGCCGGATCGTAAGGAGGTGTAGACATGGCGAGAATAAAAACATTTCATTTTGAGGCGGACGGAAACGCTTATAACCTTAACCTTGGATGGGTTCCCGATTACGTCAAGATCATGTGCGCGAATGCCGCTACGGGTGAAGTCGTAGAAACCGAATGGTTCAAGGACATGGACGACGATGCTGGATTCATTACCACGGTCATCGCCGATAATGGAGTTACCAGTGATAAGAACAAGGTTTATGCCGGTTCTGGTGCTGGTATTTCCGAATATGACAGTACATCCGTCCAGACGACCAATCCCGTGATGATCACTGGCGGAAAGGGCGTCACCATCGCTGCCGCCTTGATGGACAACAGCGATGAAGTTTGGGGTATTGCAATCCAGTCCGATGAGGACAAGGACATAGGAGATGTGGCCTAAGCTTCTACCTACTTTCTCCTCCCTAGCCCACTGTGGCCCCTGGTGGGGAAAAATGAAGGGGCTGCCACAAAAAGGAGGTATGTAATTATGAAAAAACTAATCTACGGCTTGCTTGCGTTTGTCATACTCGCAACTGCTCTGCCCGTTATGGCTGATCAGGAGTTTTCACAGCGCGTATGGTTTCGCAATAAGGCCATCTTCTCAAAGGATGTGACCTTTGGGGGAGACATTACCACACAGGGCGCGATAACGCTCAATGGGGTGGAATACACATGGCCCGCCGCCGATGGTACAAGCGGTTATCAGTTGACGACCGATGGTAGCGGGACGCTCAGTTGGGCGGCAACTGGAACTACCGCATGGGATGACATTTCCAACCCCGACACCAACAAGGCCCTGGATTTCACCGATTATTATACGAGCATGGATTTCGGTGATACCGATCATGACATGCTGACTAT